TTGGAACGTTGGCACGCGCGCCTTGATGAGTGTGGATTCTCGATTGCTACCGGCTTGTATATGGCTGTTGCTGCATCTTCACGAATTGACGAAACGCCAGAGCCTTCGGGCGTTGCGGCCATTTCCTGAATTTTCAATTGTAGAGGATGAATAATGGCTACTTTGAAAAAGAATAACGCTGTATCGAAGCCTTCACGCCTCCCATCTGTGGACTTTGAAGGGCGCGAACAGACTGCCCTGATGAACTGGTTGCGCGTCCGTTATCAAGAGGCCTACGGGCTGACCTATCACGTGCCGAACGGTGGCCGGCGCGACAAAGTGACCGGCGCCAAGCTGAAAGCCCAAGGTGTTAAAGCTGGCGTCCCCGACCTGGTACTGGCTCAGGCCCGCGGCGGTTACTTCGGGCTGTACATCGAATTCAAGGCAACCCCGCCGCATGACGCTTCGGTATCGAAAGAGCAGCGCGAGTGGGTCCGAATTCTGCTGGCACAAGGTTATTGCGCAGTGGTGTGCAAGGGCATGAATGAGGCCATGAAGGAAATCACTTCCTACATGAGCATGCCGTTAACAACTCAGCGGGTGGCTGGATGAGCGGAATGCTCAAGCTTGAACGGTGCGAGGTGTGCACCGGGAACGGCTGGATCAAAGGCATTTTCCACAGGATGGAATGTGCGGGTTGCAATGGCGGCGGGCTCATCGATCCAGTGACACGAAAGGCGCTTGAGTTTCCGGAGCTGATCAAACAGCTGCGAATCCGTTTAGAGCGGGCAAATCATGAACTTGCAGTGCTTCGACCTGGACAGCAGCCAGACATCGGAGCAGGGCGGGATTACATCAGGCCGAATAAAAGACGCCACGTTGGTGGCGGCAACTATAGGGGTGATTGAGGGATGACCATAAAGCACTTAAGCGATACCGAGTGGATGCTTGAGCAGTGGGGATACTGGCGCATGAGCGGGGCAGGTGTGCCGCGCTATGTGTCGCCTTCATTCGCAATCATGCGCGATCATGTTGGCTCTACTATCCCCACGGCCTGTATCAAAGACGAAACCGCAATGACCATAGACTCGATCATTGCACGCTTGTGCAAGCGTGATCCGCAGATGGGGGACTGTGTGTGGATGTACTTTGGCGCAAAGATGTCTGCCGTTGCTGTCGGTCGAAAGATTGGGGTGGGTGAGGCCAAGGCCCGCGAGTTGATCAAGGCTGGTGTGGCGTGGATCGATAGTGCTCTGGAATTAATGCGCGACGCCGCTTGACATCCGCGCGGATGAAATGGCATTTTATGCCTATCTTGCGGTTTTACCGTTTGAAAAGCCCTGGCATTCGTGCCGGGGCTTTTTCATTTCTGATCCCTCAACTGCTAACCAGCAGACCCTTGGCGCCCGTTGCGCCTTTTTTATTGTCTGGAGTCCACGCTTATGGCCGAGCCAAGCAGCACAACCGCTGCAATAGCAGGGTTCTTCGGCGTTGGCTTTGTTGGAGCGCTCGCGGGCGTTAACGCAGCTGCAGCCGTTGGCGCCCTGTGTGGCGCACTGATCTATTTCGCAGCTGCACAAGAGGTGCCCATGGCTAAGCGCCTGATGTACTTCGTAATCAGTTTCATCATGGGCTATCTGTTCAGTCCGGTTCTGGCTAAGGCAAGAATCGAATGGCTTGGCATCGGCCCAATAGATTTGCCAGGGCCGGCTGCATTCATCGGCTCGGCATTGGTGGTCACGATGACCCTTGCAGCCATACGCAACAAAGGGCGCAACTTGCCCAGCGAGGGCTGATCATGCTGACTACTGCTGCGTTGATTCTTTGCTCGATCATATTTGTTCGGATGTTCACCTATCGCCGTGAAGGTGCACGTTTTCGCCGTGGTGTATCGATCTTGGCCTACATAGTGATGGTGTGCTGCGGCGCTACGGTGATCTACATCACGTCAGGCAAGCTGCACATCAGCTACTACCACTGGCCCATGGTCGTTCTTCTCGGCGTCTTCGCCGTTGCAACCATCAGCTGCGGCGGGAACCTTGCTCAAGTGTTGCGCAATGGTGATCGCTGGGATGGAAGAGACCGCCGCAAAGTAGGCTAAGCATGATCAGGATCGTTGCTACCGGGCTCAAAGAGACTCAAGACAAACTTGAGCGGGCGCAGAAGCAAATCCCTTTCGCTACTGCATTGGCGCTGACCCGCACTGCGCAGATCGTTAAGAAGGACATTGAGGCCGAGATGGCCAGCGTTTTTGATCGTCCAACAAAGTGGACGCTCAACAGCCTGCGTTTATTCCCGGCCAAGAAGGACAAGCTTGAAGCCCGGGTGTGGATGAAGAACGAGGCGGACAAGTCGACGCCCGCGACTACATGGTTGAGCCCTGAGATTGAGGGTGGTGCTCGCCCTGCTAAGCGAAGCGAGAAGAACCTGCGAGCCAAAGGCGCACTGCCTGATGGTAAGTTCATCGCGCCGGGTCGCGACGCCAAGCTCAACCAATACGGAAACATCAGCCGCGGCCAGCTCCAGAAGATCTTGTCAGGCCTTGGCGCTCAGTTTGATCCTTATCAGAACAGCACCACCAGTCGTCGGAGTGCGGCTAACAAGCGCGCATTCTTTGTGATCAGCAAAGGCAATCGGCCAATAGGCATAGCGCAGCGAGCCAGCAAGCGAGGCATCAAGTTACTGCTCGCCTTTGTGAGTCGCCCCGCCTATAGCAAGCGGCTCGACTTCTACGGCGTAGCGCAGAAGGCTATCGATACAAACCTTGAGAAAGAAATGGAAAAGGCTCTAAAGCAGGCCTTTGCGAATGCTCGATAAGTGCACTAAAAAAGTGCAAAAAGGTACTCCCAGAGGGGTGCCCCACTGCGGGTAATTCGAGGCCCGACATTTCACTTCGTATGAACTTTTTCCAGGCGAGCCGCTTCCGGTTCCGCCCGAGGCATTCATGGCTACGCAAATTGAAGTCGCCGCTCACATCGATTTGAGCGATAGGCAGGTGCGTACTTTGATTACAGACGGCGTCCTGCCTGCGTCTAAGGGTGCTGGCGGGCTGGATATTGACGCTTGCCGATTGGCGTACATCCGATATTTGCGCGGAATGAGCAGCGGCCAGGTTAAACCGGAAGTCGCCCCCGATATGGATGGGGTAGATCCGATGGCCGAGATGAAGCTGACTCAAGAGCGTTTGCGGTTGACTTCGGCTCAGGCCGAAGGTCAAGAGCTCAAAAATGAGGTGACCAAGCGCAAGTCAGTTCCGGCCGACTTTGCAACCTTTGTGTTGTCCCGCTTGGCTGCAGAAATTGGATCGATTCTGGACACATTACCGCTGACCTTGAAGCGCCGGCACCCTGATTTAGAAGTGCGGCACATCGAGTCCGTGCAACGCGAACTGGCCAAAGCCCGCAACCGGTCGGCGACCTTGGATGATCGCCTACCTGGATTGCTGAATGAGTATCTCGACGCCGCAGATTGAAGAGCTTGGGAAAGCGATCAGTCTTGGCCTCATGCCGCTTATGCGGCCGGTACCTCAAACACCAGTTGAGTGGGCTGACGAGAATTTTTATCTCTCCAGCGAATCCAGCTATCAGGAAGGGCGCTGGGAAACGTTGCCCTTCCAAGTGGCGATTCTCAACGCCATGGGTAATGACGAGATCCGCACGGTTAACGTGATCAAGTCGGCGCGGGTCGGCTACTCGAAAATGCTCATCGCGGCATCGGCATATCAGATTGAGCACAAGCGCAGAAACATCCTGCTGCTTCTGCCAACAGATGGTGCAGCGGAAGGTTTCATGAAGTCTCAAGTTGAGACCATGATCCGCGACGTACCCAGCGTATTTGAGTTGGCCCCGTGGTACGGGAAGAAGCACCGGGACAATACGCTAAACACCAAGCGTTTTAGCCACTCGAAACAGTTGTGGTGCTTGGGCGGCGCGGCTGCGAAAAACTATCGCGAGAAATCGGTCGATACGATCATTTATGACGAGCTGGCAGCTTTTGAGCCGGACGTTGAAAAGGAAGGCTCACCAACCTTTCTGGGCGATAAGCGGATTGAGGGCTCGACTTTCCCGAAGTCAATTCGGGGAAGTACGCCGAAGATCAAAGGCACATGCCAGATTGAGGCTGCTGCCAGCGAATCGCCGCACCTGTTGAAGTTGCACATACCTTGCCCGCATTGCGGTGGTGAGCAGCACCTCAAGTGGGGCGGAAAGGACTGCTCATATGGCATCAAGTGGGACCCTGAGAAACCAGCGGCCGCTTGGTACGTCTGCGAGCACACAGGGTGTGTGATCCAGCAGCATGAAATGCAGGATAAGCACGCCGCAGGGCGCTGGATTTGTGAGCGCACAGGTATTTGGACGCGCGACGGGATTGATTATTTCGACGCAGACGAACAGCCAATACCAACGCCTGAGTCGCTGACCTTTCATATTTGGACTGCTTACAGCCCATTCACTACGTGGGGCCGGATCGTTCTGGACTTCTACAAGGCCAAGGGCGACATCAGCAAGCTCAAGACATTCACCAACACAACGCTTGGTGAGACTTGGGAGGAGGATCAGGGCGAGAAGGTCGAGTGGGAAACCCTGTGGGGTCGCCGCGAGGTTTACCCGCAGGTGCCGCACGCTGGCCTAGTTCTGATGGGCTCGATAGACACCCAAGATGACCGCTATGAAGGGCGGGTCTGGGCATACGGTGCCGGTGAGGAAAGCTGGCTGGTCGACCGCTGGATTTTGAACGGCGACCCTGCCAGCGAGGAACTATTGCGCAAAGTAGGGCTGAGGTTGCATGAGCTTTACACCCGCGCTGATGGGACCCAAATGAAGGTTGAGCGCTGGGCATGGGACTCGGGCGGTCACTACACAGATGAGGTTTACGCGCAGAGCCGCAAGCATGGCGTGCAATGGGTGATCCCGGTGAAGGGCGCCAACGTTTACGGCAAGCCGATCGCGAACTTTCCGCGTACACGCACGAAGGGCAGCCGGGTTTACCTAACCGAAGTCGGGACCGACAACGCAAAAGAACTGATCTACAACAGGCTCAAGTTGCAGCCTCAGCCAGGCATGAGTGTGCCGGGTTGTATTCACTTGCCTGCAAACAATGAGATCTGTGATGAGGATGAGCTCAAGCAGCTCACCGCTGAAACCAAACGTTTGAAGATTGAGCGGGGCGCCCGAGTCTATCGCTGGGATGCCGGTGGAAGGCGCAACGAGGCGCTGGACTGTTGTGTGTACGCCCTTGCGGCGCTGCGCATCAGCCAGCAGCGATTTGGCCTTGATCTTGATCTACTCGCCGCCGCAATAGCGGTAACTGCAACACAACCTGAAAGCAAGCCAGATGCGCCGAAACCGGCGGCGTCCGGGTGGCTGCAAATTGATCCCGGGAGCTCTTGGATATGAACACTGCACAGCAGATGCTCGAGAAGTACATCGAGGCCGAGATAGCAGTGCTTGATGGGCGCAGCATCACCTTCGGTGGCCGCACGTTGAGCATGGCTGACCTGAACGATATACGTCAGGGCCGCTTGGAGTGGGAGCGCCGAGTGAATGCCGAGAAAGCGTCAGCTTCAGGTAACAACTCTGGGTATTCGCTGGCGACTTTCAAATGATGAACATTATTGACCGGATCATGGCCCCGTTCGCGCCGAATGCAGTGGCTCAGCGTTTGGCGGCGCGCCAGCTGATTCAAGCTTATGAAGCTGCCAAGCAAAGCCGCACGCACAAGGCAAAAGGGGAGCCGCACAGCGCGGATCTTGCGATTAGCCTTGCCGGTCGCTCTCTGCGTGAGCAGGCGCGGTGGCTTGATGAGAACCATGACTTGGTTACCGGCTTATTTGATCGGTTGGAAGAGCGGGTCGTAGGTGCGAATGGCATTGGTGTTGAGCCGCTGCCTTTGACGCTCACTGGTGACGTGCATCTTGAATTTGCAGCGCAGATCAAAGCCGAGTGGTCTGAGTGGTCGCTCAAGCCTGAATCATCAGGTGAGCTGACCCGCCCTCAGGTTGAGCGTTTGATTTGTCGAACGTGGCTGCGTGACGGTGAAGCGTTGGCGCAGAAGCTGCGGGGGACCATTCAGAACTACAAGCATTTGACGGCTGTTCCGTTTGCACTGGAAATCCTAGAACCGGATTACTTGCCGCTGGATTACAACGACCCAAGCAAGGGCATTCTCCAAGGGGTCGAGCGAGACAGTTGGCGCCGAGTTCGTCGATACCACCTGCACAAGAGCCATCCCGGCAACATGCAGGGTTACTACCAAGACACCAAGCCCGTTGATGCAGAGCGCATCATTCACATTGCGAACCGCAAGCGCATTGGCCAGAACCGCGGCGTTTCGTTGCTGCATGCGGTATTGATCCGCTTGGCTGAAATCAAGGATTACGAAGAGAGCGAACGTGTAGCTGCGCGCATCAGCGCTGCACTGGCTATGTACATCAAGAAGGGAACGCCTGATCTCTACAACGCCCCGTCGAGCGGTGAAAAGACAGCCGAGCGGACGTTCCCAATTGCCCCTGGA